GGGGAATGGTGGCTGGCGTCTATCAGGCCACCGACGAGCAGCAAGACCCCTATCTCGCTGGAGTAGCCCATGTCGCCGTCGCGCAAGCTGCCGCCGCACGTGTTCAGCGTCAAAAACCGGCTGGGCAAGTCCTACACCTACCTGCAGCGCCATCGCGGGACCGAGCAAGCGAGTGAACGCCTGCGGCTCCCGGACCCGGACGATCCGAGGTTCTGGTCAGAGTACGCAAGGCTAATGCAACTCCCCACCGAACGCAAGCTGACGGACACCATGACGGCACTCATCGAGACATGGCAGGCAAGCCCGGAATGGGCCGCGCTCGGAACCAAGACGCAGACAGAATGGAGCCGCTATTGCAGGCGCGTCGATACCGCTTGGGGGCGGCTACAAGTCAAAGGTATCGATCCCAAGCATGTCATTGCGCTGCGCGACACCTACGCCGGAACGCCGGCCGCTGCCAACAACCTGATGCGCTGCTTGTCGAGCATGCTGGGTTGGTCGGTGCCGCGGGGATGGCGGCGGGACAATCCCTGCCGCGAAGTGAAGATGCTGCGCGGTGGCGAGGCCTATCAACCATGGTCGTGGACTGCCATCGAGGCGGCACGCACCGATCTTCGGCCTGACCTTCGCCAGGCTATGGAAATCGCGCTCTACACGGGCCAGCGGCAGGGCGACGTTCTGGCCATGCGGTGGGACGCGATCAGCGGGGGCGCTGTCGCGGTGAAGCAGGAAAAGACGGGCAAGCACCTTCTGATCCCGCTTCACCGCGAACTCCGCGCCGTGCTTGACGCCATTCCCAAGGTTGCGGTGACGATCCTGACCAACTCGTCAGGTCGACCATGGACGAAAGCGGGCTTCCGGGCGACGTGGCAGGACCAGCGGCCGGACTGCATCAAGGGCCTCGTGTTCCACGGGCTCAGGAAGTCGGCAGTGGTGTTCCTGCTCGAGGCGGGCGCCAGCACGGCCGAGGTTTCAGCGATCACCGGGCAGACGCTGCAGATGGTCGAGCTTTATGCCCGCGCCGTCAATCAGCAGCGCCTTGCGGCCAGCGCGGTTCTCAAGTGGGAGGCGGGGCGATGAAACGCTACGGCGATCTACGCTACAGCGAAGCGGCCGGCGAGGGAGACGTGCGGTTCAGAGACGATTGGGAATTGGCCGACAACACGATCCGCCTCGACACCCTGCAGGATTGGATCAATGAGCTGACGGACGAATACGCGCGTATCCATGCAATCGAATACGGGATCGAAGAACGAACGGAGATTGCAAACACGATTGCAAATACTCCGCGTTACAAAGCCAAGAAACCCAGCAAAGACGGTTAATTCGCGTCGCAGACTCGCTGCCTACCAAGCAGCCGCGTTTTGAGTAAGTGCCTGTAGTGCAATGGATTCAAGTTTGCAACGGCCCCGGAACGCATTGGAAACATTGGGGCGAATTGCAAACACGTTTTTCGGCAGCGGGCACGCCGAGACAACCGGTTCTCCAGGGGGTTCTAGGGAGCCGGCACGTAGCCGGGGTCGGATAGCCTGCGGGGGATGTATCCGACCCCGGCGCAACTTTCAGGAGACTGGACATGAGCTATCCATTCGCAACCATCGAGTTTCATGACGTTGCACTCAGACTTGGCATTGCTGGCGTCTACGAGGTCGCTGGCACGTATCTGATGGGCGAGGCGGATATCGACAGCGCTGGCCGCGTGACTGAGATCAGGCTGGCGAATGCCGCCAAGGATCGGCCGGACATCGTCGTCGAGCGCACGTCCCCTGAGTTTCGAGTGATGGCGCGTTCCGTCGAGATCGGATGCGCCGAAGAGATTTCCAATCTCACGGACGATGACGATGACAGCTTCGAGTCCTTCGCCGACGAGCACCGCTTGCGGAAAGAGGAGTTGGTCTGATGGAAGGTCCAGAGATTTGGCTCGAAGAAGGTGGCCCGGCGTTTCCTAATTCTCCTGAGCCCGGTGTGGTTTTTCCGGGCATGTCGTTGAGAGACTATTTCGCTGCGGCGGCTCTGACCGGGCTAATCATGCACGACCACTGCGACGACGGAGACGAAGTGGGGCAAGCCGTTTCGGCATTTGCATACCACTATGCTGATCAGATGCTCAAAGCACGGGAGGCCAAGTATGGAGCGCTGCCCAGCCCATGACTTACTCAACTGCAAATGCCGCGAAAGCCTCGCGACGTGGATGGTACGCCAGTTTGCGGAGAGTATCTCGGATGGAGTGGTCCGCTCTAGCTCTTGGGTTTCTCGCGGTAATTCTGGCCGTCCTGATTGGAGCGATTCTCGCGCTGATCGTGGAGGGCAGCGAGGCCAGTCAGGAGGCAAGGGATGAGCGACCATATTCCGTTTCCGACGCTTCGCCCAAGACGGCCGGCGATCAAGACGGCTGGAGACAGCTTGGCGGAGATCGCCAGCGTTCCGATGCAGCGATCAGTGTGCCTGCAGACGGTCGGGCTGGCGTACCGAAAGCTAGCCGCGTTGCACGGCGATGATCCCGACGAAGCCAGACGACTGATTATAGCCGAGATGGACGTGATCGACAATCCGAGGGTGTGCAATGACTGATGCAACGGGAGAAGTTTGGAAGGACATTCCAGATTGGCCATACCAAGTTTGTGATGACGAGGCGTGCATCATGCGGTCTTGGTTCCACATTGCGGGCGAGAGCATAGCGTCTATCGCAAGACTATTCATGACGACAGAACGAGTTGTTAGCGGAATTGTGCATGGCCGCACCTACCGCGAAGCCGGAGGATACGGGGTATGAGCGAGAGCACTGTTATTCAACTGCGCGCCGGTTCGCCGGTTATGGGTATCATCCCGACAAATGTAGAAGAGGTTTTTAGGTTGGCGAATGCCATACATAAAAGCGGCATGGCGCCATCGTCTTTCAAGACGCCAGAGCAGATCACGATAGCTATTATCCATGGCCTAGAGATTGGTTTGCCGCCGATGACAGCGCTCAACGGAATTGCAGTCGTCAACGGCCGACCGACCTTGTTTGGATCGGTTGTCGCCGGGCTTCTGCTGTCGAAGGGGTTTCGCCTCGATGAACGCATCGAGGGGACAGGGCAAAATCGATTTGCTGTCTGTCGCGTCATTCGAAAGGACGGAACCGTAACCGAACGCCGGTTTTCCGTCGCTGACGCTATACAGGCCGGTCTGTGGGGAAAGGCTGGCCCATGGAAGCAATACCCAGACCGCATGCTGGCAATGCGAGCGCGCGGCTTTGCAGCCCGTGACGGAGCGGCAGACGCTTTAGCAGGCCTCTACATTGCCGAGGAAATGCAGGATGTCGCGGCAGTCGACATCACGCCGCCTCGCAAGTCGAGCGCGGCGGCGAAGCGCGACGGCACGAAAGAGACGTTCGACCACCTGATGAAGGCTATCGAGGCGGCACCCGAGGCGTCCGATCTGATGACGCTTCGACAGGAGCACGCCGACGAATGGTCCGCCATGCCTGGACGGTGGGCCAACCTTCTGAACGAGGCATTCTTCTATCGGGCTAAGGATTTTCAGATCGAGGTCGATCCTGAGACGGGCGCAATCGTTGAGGCAGCGGAGGAAGCGTGATGGCCTACGCAAGAGACGAGATGCGAGAATACATGCGCGCGAGACGATCCAAACAGTCAACGCAGCGGCAGCGCGAGGCAAAGCGGCGGGAGTTTGAGGCTCAGGCCGTCAGCCTCTCAGCTCTTCGGGCTCAGGTCGACCACTGGCCGTTACGTCAGGGATATAACGCCGCGGAGCGTGGCCAGCCATATGATGAGAAGCAGTCGTTTGACTGGAGGATCGGCTGGCGTCTGTGGCACCGGCGGCACGGGAGGGCGGCATGACCGTATTCGAGGCCAGCTACATTCGCGAGAAGTACAGCCACGGATGGCCAGCCTACAGGATTGCCGCGCGTCTCAATGACATGCGCGACGCTAATCTTCCGATCCTGCGCATGTGTGATGTTGTGGATCACATAGAACTCATCGACAGCCTTGAGGGGACGGACCATGGGCGCGGAACCGAACGTCAGCCAAGCGCTGGAGATCCTTGCAGGAGCCCTGTCCCGTCAGGAAAAGACGGAGCCGGACGCATCTGACCGTCTGGCACTGACAACGGCGCTGCCGGTGCTCAGGAAAGCAATGCTGGCGTTTCCATCTGCGCCGGATCGGAGGCAAGCCAAGTCAGCCTATCGCATGGCAGCCGCGGCACTGGGGATCGATCATGAGTAGCTGTCCCCACTGCGGCGGATTGCTCGACGCAAAGCCGAAGGGCAAGCCGCGCTCTGTCCCGCAGCATCGCCGGTACTTTGCTCTGATCCGTGCCGCTCACTCGCACTGGCCGTCAACGCACCGCTTCCAGCCTGTGTCAGATGAGCACCTTCGCCGCTGGATCCAGGCCAAGGCCGGATATGTCAACGTCAGGACCGTGGACACGACCGGCATGGATGTCGAGAGCGCGGTTGCAGCGATCGCGGCCGAGCTCGCCAGCGCGCACCCGATGCATTTCACCTCTAAGGTGGGGGCCAAGTTCCACATCGTCGAGAGCAAGAGCATCGATTTCGACACGCTGCCCCATCTCGCCGCGTGCGCGCTGTTCGATGCCGTCGCCGAGGTCATCGAAGCTGAAACCGGGTTGAAGGCCGAGGACATCATGCCGCCGCTGCGGAAGCAATCGACGGCGAAGCGGGAGCTACTGGCAGAGGTCCCCATATGACCCACAACCCCTATGCGGTCACGCCAAGAAAGCCGCTCACCGACAAGCAGCGCCTACAGCTTTTCATCAAGCACGCCGGCATCTGCTGCATCTGCGGCGGCAAGATCGATGGCGTCAAAGAGATGTGGGACGAGCACGTTGACCCGCTCTGGCGTACCGGCACCAACGACGCAGACAACCGTCGGCCGGCGCATGTGAAGTGCGCAAGGGTCAAGACCGATCAGGAAAGCGCCGAGCGCGCGAAGGGCCGCGACATGGCCGAGTACCACTACGGCGCGAAGCGAGCCAAGACCAAGCCGATGCCGTGCGGCCGGCGGTCACGGTTCAAAAAGAAGATGAACGGGCAAGTGGTGGAGCGGTGACATGGCAGGATGGGTACAGGGCCTCGTCAAGCGCCTGGAGCGGACAGAGACAACGCACGCGCCACGGCCGGAAGGCGAGAACGTTGTCGAGATCCCCAACGGCCTCGACAAGCTCCGCAAAATGATCGTCGCCATCAACAATGAGATCGTCGAAGCCCAGACCGAGCGCGCGGCCTACCACGAGTCCTGGCAGCTCTGCGTCGATGAAGTCTCGACCGCCTACGCCAAGAACCTGCAGCGCCAGCGTGACGCGACACACCGGCTCGAGCGGTTGCAGGCCGAATGGGTCCGGGTCTGCCACGAGCTCGGCATCAAGGCCGCGGTGGTCACGCCACCGATTGACGAGACGCTGCCGGAAGGTCTGGCCACCATACAGAGGAGGGAGACGTGAGCGACCCTACCTTCATTTCGCGATGTGTACCCACAAATCATCGTCACCGATCGCCGCCGCGATCAGCTTCGCGTGCTCATCGCTGAGACGTGAAATCGTCAGCGTGTGCCCGTCCTGGTCCTTTGTGATCGACATCACGGCATATCCCACTTGCATGCCGATGCGTTCGACATCCTCAAATAGCGGGTACGTCTTTTGTTCCGACATGCTCGGCTGCCTAAATTTGCTCCCAGCCCATTATCCGGGCGATAGCTTCCAACTGTGCGTCAGTCGGCCGAAAGGAGTAGTCGCGCAGCTTTCGCTCAATCGCACGCGAGCGAGCGGCGCAGGCGTCAAGCTCCGCCGCGTGCGCTTCGTCCCGAGCCCAAAGCGGCGGCATGCCGTCTTTCTTCGGACGCTTCTCCGCCGCCGGATGATCTAAGCGCAAGCCTTGGTACGGAGACACGATCCATGACACGCGCGTCTCGCCGACGACGTAGACCGGCTCCCACTTTCGGCCGCCGTTGTGCCGTTGCTTTGGCCTCAGATATTTGTCGCCGACTTGCACGGTGTTAGCAATCCTGTCATTTCGCGATGGCCTTGAACCCGTCGTCAAACTCCCGAAAGATGCGGAACTCAACGCCTCTGCTCGCGCGTCGATGCTGCCGCTTTCGTCGCGACGGGCTGATTGTCCTGCCGACGTAGATGCAGACCCCGCATTCGAAAAGCCCATAGACATAGTGCATCAGCGCCTCCCCTTGGCAGGATCGCTCTCGCGGCGCTCTAGGAACTCTCGCAACGCAGTCTCGTGGATAGCTGTTTTGCTAGGGGGGACATCCTGCGCAAGCCGCCACTTTTCCAGGCGGGCCAGGAGATCAGGATCGAGCGCGAGGCCGATCATCTTTTTGAGTCTTGTCATATCCATGGAATAGAACATACATGACGCATTAGAAAGTGTCTAGACTTGTTAATAACTTTCTATTGCTAAGGCAAGCGGCGACTGCTATATATTCACATCATCAGACCGGCGCCTCGCGGGACATCAGGGGCGGAGACAGACAGATGACCAACCACCCAAACCGCAACCGCATCGATGCCGACGCGATCCGCGCTTAGGCCCAACACATGGCCGACATTGTGGAGAGGCTGAAAGTTATTTCCGAAGCCGATGTCCACGAGACTTGGCGAGACGGCACACTTGACAAGCATGACCTTCTCAAGTGGGAAGCTCTTATGCTGGAGGCTGCCGCCGAAATCGAGTTAGCACGTGCGGCGCTCACGGCAATGGTAGGGTTTACAAAGACGAAGGTCGCAGAGGGCATGGTCGACCACGCCCCAGAACTAGAGGCTGTCCGCACCTATCTGCGGCGCGCATAAAGGGCCGGGCCGATGTCGGCTCAGAGGAATTAGCGGACATGCGGTTTCCGTGGACAAAGCGCTATCCATACGACGTGACGGTGCGTTTGGACGGACGCCACCCGTACCTCGTTGATCGCGTTGACTACCCGACAAGGGACGAGGTTTTGCGGGTGTTTGCGTGCGATTGGAACGACGCGGAGCGTGAAGGATTGATCGCGGGCCGGTCACTGCCGGATAAGTGGTCATGGAGCGTGAAGCGGATCGAGCGCTCGACTTCCGCTTCTCAGTAATCGCAACAAATGGCAGAGAGGGCCGGTCTCAAATCACCAGCAGCACGCCGGCCGTCACGCAGCAGATCCCAGTCCAGAACCATCCTAGTGTTGCGACCTGATGAGGCCGAGCGCGTCGAGGACGGACATTTTGCCGAGCAGGACTGAGCCCAAGATCAGCAACCCGTACAACCACGGCAGCAGATCCGCCGGTTTGAACGGCTCTCGGATCTCCACCTTGTGCAGCCGCTGCTCTATGTTGTCGAGGCGGTCCGTGTTGTGGGTCAGCCGTTCCTCGATGCGCCCGAGCATCTCGCGAATATCCAGCATTGCGTTGCCGAATGTGTTCCACCGCATGCGTAATGGTCTCATCGGTGAGTGTTGCGGCCATCGCTAAAACTCGTTGTTTGCATAATTCTGTTTGGGGTTGAACGCAACGCGTAGGGATCATGTCCTAGCCAGCAGAAGCCACTTTTTGATCCGGCTTTGCGGGCTCTTTCGCGATGGGACGTTCACCGCACCACGTCTCGATCACGGCATTCGTGCCGGCAATCGACTGCTTGGTTCGATCCGTCAGAACGTCCTTGCGAGACACCGTCACCGGCTGCAGGTTGTTGCAGATCGGACCGCCCTTAATCGCGGAAATATCGCTTGAGCACCCCGTCAGGGTCGCGCTCAGCAGCAGCGCGCTTGGAACCAGCTTGCGCATCGACCTTTTTCCCTTGGATCTCGACGCGCACGCGTTCTTGCTTCACGCCCTGATGCTTGGTCAACTGGTACGCTGTGAACAGGGCCGCTACGGCCCCGCCAACGATCGACAGGCGGCCTCCAAGAGTTGCCGCGAACTGAGCCAGCCAGATCATGTTTTGCCTCCCAGCAGCTTCGGCAGAGCCAGTAGCGCGGCAGTGGCGACCAGAATGCCTAAAGCGAGCGGCGACGACACGGCCCACTTGACCATTCCCGCGAGCTGATCCCCTACGCCCTGCCAGCTCTGCGCATTGGCCACGCTGGTCGTGTAGGCGGCCGGTACAGCCGGCACGGAAATTCCAGCACCGATCTTCGTGTAGGAAGCAATGACCTCCCGAAGCCGTCCCTCTGGCTTCTGGAACGGCACGTCATTGTCAGCGGACGGCGCTGGTGCCAGCTGCTCAGAAAACGCCATCCGGTGCGCGTCGTCCCAGCCGTCCTTATCCATCGGGAAATCTCGACCAGCCTCGACCTTGGCCATAGCCATAGCCAGCGGAATCGCGTGCTCCGACGACCTCACCAGCTCTTTGGTGAGGATCTGTCCGCCTGAGATCCCGCATGACTTCTCGACGCTCGCCGCATACTCGCCCGACCAATACGAGCCGCACCATGTGGCGATCCCCTCTTTCAACGGCTTGCCCGTGTACCTGCGCTCGAGCAAATCGAACATGGCCGCAGCGCCGTGCTGTGGCGTCGGGAACGTCGCGATCCGGTTCGTCTTGGGCTTGCCGTCCGGTCCCTGCCAACGCAGCGTCTCGAACGAAGTGCTCCCGAACTTTTTCGAACTCTGCCCCGGCTCTTGCGCGCCGGGGTTGTTGTTGCGGATGCTGGCGGGTGTCATGGCCACGTCACCACCGTTGCCGCCAGCACCTGCTCCACCGTCGTCGCAGCGTCGATCGCGATCTTCGCGGCGTCCTCAACTTGGTCTATGGCCGATCCGATCGCCGCCCACTGCGCCTCGATCTGCTGCGTGGCGGCTGCTGCGGTCGGAAGATCCGGATACCGGCCGGAGGCCACGCGCGCTCGCAAGAACGGATAGGCACCCGCGCCACCCGTGGCGCCGTAGCGGATCGCCTCTTGCGCAACCTGCTGATACGACATCGCTTTGCCTGAGCCGGGTGTGATGTAGCGATGGCGGTTGGCCTCGGCGTCGCTGCTAATGCGGGCCTTAGTCTCGGCCTTGACGGTCGCCAGATCACGCGCCGTCACCGTCCACACCCGCAGCACGCGCGCGGCCTCGATCTGATAGACGGGGCCGGTGATCGTGTGTGTGCGCCCGTCGATCACGGGGCGCTCGCCCTCGATCGGAAGCCAGCCGGAGCGCTTGTGCTCGGGCACGTCGGCGATCAGAATGGCTCGCTCTTCGGTGATCGTTCCGTCTACAATGCGCGCGATGGGCATATGGAGTTCCCTTGATGCTGACCGATACGATGCAGGTTTCTGACGCGGCCTACGCCGAAGCGATGAGCGGCGAGTATCATCAGACGCGACTGGCGAAGGCGCTGCGGATCCTTGGAGACGTACACGGAAACCGCGTCTATGACTTCGGCTGCGGCGAGGGCGAGCTGATGCGGCGGTTATCTGCGGCCGGCGCAATCGTGTCCGGTTGCGATCCATCGCCTAAGCTCATCGCCCTTGCACCTGAGACAGCCACGATTGGCGGCGTCGAAGCACTGGAGGCGCTGCCCACCGATTCACTCGACGTACTCGTGACGCTGAACGTGCTCGGCTACGTGCCGGCGGCGGAGCTGGCCCGGTTCTGGCCCGCTGCGGCCAGGGCGGTGAAGCCCGGCGGTTTGCTGCTGCAGGCCAACGCCAACGACATTGCCGCCTCTGGCCGTAAGTATACGTTTTCAGCCGACCCCAGAACATTCCCCGAGACGCTCGCAGGGCTCGGATGGAGCGAGACCGGCCTGGATTACCACCGGTACCGCCCTTTCCCGTGGACCCGGCTGCTGACCGGCAAGCGTGACGTACTCGGCGTTGCAGAACAGGACCGAATTCCGATGTTCCTGCGCCAGCGCCGGTCCACGATGTACTACTCCCTCAGCTATAGGCTACCGTCGGCGGCGTGAAGTTGGCCGTCCACCGCGCATCGCCCTTGCTCACCCGGATCTCGTCCATCGAACCGGCATAATGGCCGATGGCTGAACCCTGGTAGCGGCCGAAATAGCTGGTTGCGTTTCCGGCCCACGTCGTCGAGTCCGTCGCTGTCGAACCTTCTTGCACACCGTCGACAAACAGCTTCATGGATGTTCCCGAACGTGTCACGGCCACGTGTTTCCAGGTGCTGGTGGCCACGTCCGTGGTGCCGGTGATCTTGGTCGTGCCGGCACCCGTGTCGACGAGGATAACGCCCGATACGGTCTGCACGAAGATCTCAAACGACGTGCTTCCAGATCCGAACCCCAGGATACGCCGCGCCGCGGTGTCCGCCACTTTGCTCGTGCAGCGTATCCACAAGTCGACCGCGAAATCTCCAGCCCACGTCCAATCCGTTCCGGAGCCGTCGAAGGTCAGCGTGTCGCCCGACCCGTCGAACAGCAGGCTGGCGCTTCCGAACTTTGAAAACGCGGTATCGATCTGGCAGTCGCCGTTGGCGGTGAACGTTGTACTTCCGCCGGCTGCCGAGTTGGTGACGGTCGTAGACGCGTCCGCGCCGTCGCAGTGCAGCAAAGCAATGGTATTGGCGTCGTTGCCACCGGCGGCCGCGGCCGCCGCGCGGCGCGCCCCGAACCCGATCAGTTGATTGACAGCTAGGCTCATGCGTCGGTGCTCGCGTTGGTGGTGAAATTGACAGTGACGCCGTGCAGTCGGGCATCGATGGCCATGGTGTCCGACGCGTCGGCTGGAACCCTCTTAACCTGGAATACAACCCAATCTTGCGCCGCTGGTGTGCCTGCGATGGTGATGGCTGATGTTGCCGATGTCACATACAGCGTGTTCGTCGTTCCGCCGGTATCGGCGATTTGCTGGGCGGTTCCGACTGCAGCATCGCCCGCGTCCTGATCGGATATCGCGACCGCTTCTAGTGCCCACACGACACCGAAATTCGTCGCCGTTGCCGCATGGCTCCACGTAAACGTTGCCGTTACCGTGCCGAGGTTCCAGCTCTTTGGCATCCTCACCGCAAACTGCGCGAACTCCTGCGTCGTGGTGTCGAAGTCCAGCGTAGACAGCATAATTTTATTGGTGGTCGTCTCAGCCGTTCCGGCAGCTGCACCGTTGGTGGTGCGAGCCGTCATGGCTGCGGCGGGGACGTAGATGGTCTCCGTGCCGACTTTCTTGACCAACGTCCCTTCAACGGCCAGCTCTCCCGCAGCCGAGCGCGAAAGCGTCGTGTCGGTGGCGTGGCCAAGCTCGACCGACCCCACGCCGAGCGCGGTCGATGTCGATGCGGTGATGCCAGACACAGGTAAGCTTGTGCCGTTGGTCAGCGTGATCGAAGACGGTGTGCCGCCCGCCCCGTTGAAGGTCACGAATGCGCCGGCCGATCCGACTGCGATTGCCAGGGCGGTTCCGACACCCGTCCCGAGCCCGGTGATGCCGCTGATTGGAAGGCCGGTGCCATTCGTCAACGTGATCGACGATGGCGTACCGACAGCGCCGTTGAACGTGACAAACGCGCCGGCAGACCCGACGTTGATTGCGAGAGCCGTGGCAACGCCCGTGCCGAGGCCGGAAACACCCGTGCTGATCGGCAATCCTGTCGTGTTGGTCAGCGTGCCGCTGGAGGGCGTGCCAAGCGCGCCGCCGGGGACGACATAGTCAGTTCCTGCGGTTGCAGCAGACGCGACGCCCGAGGCCGCTTTAACAAGGCCCGTCAGCGTGGCCCGCTTCAATAGCTTGCCGGTGGTTGAGCTGAACAGCGCCAACTCGCTGTCCACCGAAGCCGCCGGGCCGACGACATCACCAGAGCCCGCGCCGTCCGTTCCCTTGTCGCCGGTCGCGAAGAACATCACCGCAACTATCGCAGCGTTTGCTATGGTGCCGGCGCCGCCAACGTAGGTCACAGGAAACGTATCGTAGGCGCCAACGTCCGTCAGTGCGCCGGTGATCCGGTACTCGATAAAATTTGTTCCCGGTGCCGACACGTCAACAATGCGGACAATGCCCTTGTTGCTGGCCGTGGTTCCGTCGTCCCATGTCGCAATATAGGCAGACTGGCTCGCGCTCTGCCGGTTGCTTTCCGATATGTTGAGTTGCGTCGCGCTGGCTGGCGTCGCGTTATTGACGAGCAACTTGCCGGTGCCGGGATCGCCGCTAGTTGCTGTGTTCCACTGGTAGTCTAGGCCCGTGTTCGGACCCGTGGCGCCGGTGGCACCCGTACTGCCGGTTGATCCTGTCGAACCCGTCGCGCCGGCGTCGCCCTTGTCGCCCTTGATTGCAGGCGACAGCTTCAGGCCGTCAAGATTGGTGAAGCTTCCGGTATGCCGAACATACGTGACGGGGATCGTGCCCCACGTTCCGTTGTCGGTGATCGAGCCGGACACGTCGAGGACGAGAACCTTGGTCGGGTCGCCGCCCTTCTGGAAGCGCAGCCGGGTTTTCACCGTCGATGTCGGATCGTCCCACGACTGGATCTCGGCCGCGAGACCGTTGCTGCTGGCGTCGGTCTCGGAGATGTAGACCGAGGTTATGGAGGCGAAGGTGCCCGAGTTGAACCCCACCTTGCCCGAGCCCGGATCGGCCGCCGAGGTCGACGAATTGTAGGTGAATGACAGCCCGGCGTCGGCACCATCGACACCCGCTGAACCCGTGGCACCAGTCGCACCCGTGGCGCCTGGCGGCCCCTGCAGCGCCGCCAGATCCTCTATGATGACGGTTGAGTAAACCTCGACACCGTCAGAAAACGCCGTCGCCGAGCCTAGGCCGGTGCCGGCTTGAGATGTAGCGATCCGGTACTGGTACTCGAACGTCTCGGCCGCCGACAGCGTCAGAACACCGGACAACTGCGCGATGGCGCGGTCTGAGTTGGCGTTAGAGGCAATGAACGTCGAGCCGACGATTTCAGTGCTTGTCGTCGTGCTCTTGAAGTACGTCGTCCCGGTGTCGCACAGGGCATATTGCGAATAGGCCCGAACGAGGAACGTCCCGGCCGGCAGCGTGATCTGGTTGGAGGCCAGCGATGCGCCGGTGATGCCGTTAGTGACTGATGTGGTCAGGGTCCGCGTCTGGCGCGAGCCTGAGGTCGACGAACCGCCGTCCGTTCCGTTGGCCTTCTGGTCTTGGAAAATAGCGATTTTGCGCGTGCTTGACGCGGGCGCTGACATGCCTGACTGTGCTGCCCAAGCGGAAGCCTTGAACGCATAAAAAACGCTGTCCGCAACGCTGTAAGCGAGCCAACCGCAATTCGTTGTCGGTGTGTACCTGATCCAGGTGCCTTGACCGTCCGCCTCAGCAATGTCCTGCGTCGTGAAGCCGAGCGCGAGCCACGTTCCCGTCGGCGTGCCGTCAACGATGTAGCGGGCTCCTGGCGTGGGGGATGCTGGAGCCGCCGTCTCGCGTGACGTGATCGTTATCAAGCGCGTTCCGATGGGCCTGGTTTCGATATCGAGCGACCAGTTTGCACCGTCCGAGACGACCCATATGCTGTGTCCGCGACCTGTCAGCGCGTAGCCTATTGAGGTCGCGTTGCCCGGCAATTTAATGGTTTGCCCACCCTGCGTGGCGATCTTGACCTGATTTGCGGTTCCGTTGTGGCGGACGCCGATGCGGGCACCGTCGCCCGCCGTCACAGCGCTCGGGATAGTCACCGTGAATGCGCCACCGGTCGGATCGGCCTGAATCAGCTTGCCGTAGCTGGTTGTTGTAAGCACGGTATCGGTGGCGAGCGAGGAAACCGGGGTTTCCCATTCCGTCATGCCGCCGCCGAGCGAGGCCGAAGAGATCGCGCCCGTGATGCCGTCGTGCGTGGCAATCGTCGCGTCAGAGGCGTCGGTGACGACGACCTTATAGGCCGCCGTTCCCGTCCAAACGAGCGTCTTGGTGGACCCGTCCGTGGTTGGGTATCCGCCGCTGTCACAGGTCACGGTAGACCCGAGCGAGGTGGCCAGAGCGCTGTCGGCGTAGACCGACTTTGGCGTGCTGGTTCCGGAGGTGTAGAACTTGAGCTTGGCCCCCGAGACGGGGTTGCCGTTGCTGTCCGTGACGCGGGCAGCAGGATCAAGGATGGTCACGGAATCGAGCATGGATCGCTATCTCTAGGATGCGACGCGAGACAAGGTGAAGGGGTGTGTGCTAAGATCGCGGCCCGATGCGGAGGCCTCGATGTATGTTTTCCCGGCAATGACGTTTCCGCCCATCCTTGATGACGAGGCATGGGAAAAGCTGAGTGACAAAGAGCAGTCGATTTATCTGCAGTGGCGGCGGGCCGCTGCACCCGCGCGGCGTCATTGCCTGCTCGGTCCCGACCAGAGTGAATTTCTAATTTCGTCATCGGACAGCCCGACCGCAGCGGCCGGGGCCAGCCCGTAAAGCAGTTCTCCCGTCATGGGTGAATAGGTCGTGCCGCGCTTTAGGGCGTGATAAACGGTTGATGGAATGTTGTTGTCGTGCGCACTGTCGTAGATGTTCTTGAACACGACACCGTCATGCCCTGCCGCTCTGGCGCCCTCTGCAATCGTGTCCGTGTACGTTTTAAATTCGGTGCCCGGAACGTCGATGGCATTGTATTGCTTGCCCTTGGCGTCGATGACGAACGGCTTATCGAACCGGAACTCGAGCGGCGCTATAGACGGAGCGTTGCTGTACTCTTTGGCGTAGGTCGCCGCAACCTTCGGCTGGTCGGAAGCCCACGGCCCTTGGCTTCCTTCACGCGAGAACCGCATCTCGCCCGAGACTGATCCCCGATACCCTTTGGCCGTCAATGCTGCGGTTTCAGCTTCGGGCAGTAAAGCATTGTAGATAGTATTGCTGTTGTGAGCGGTTGGATAACCGGAAAACGACGACATCGGGGGCGGCATGTTAGACACCGCATCCTCAAGCCCCTTCTCCCGCAGCGCCTTTGTGCCGCGATAGGCCGCGCCAGCGCCCGCAAGGCTGACGCCGACAGCATCGCCAAGGCTCATATCTACCTGATGACCGGTCACCGCATCTACGGGAGCCGACACGGTGCGCAGGGCTGCCCCTGGCAACTCAGCCAAACCCTGCGCCCCGTTCGCCATCAGGTAGCCGATCGCGCTCCCGATGGGGCTTTGTCGACCCTTCGCCGCCTCGGCCCTGGCTTGGCTGAGCGCGTCGTCGGTAGTCCTGGTCACGCGGTCAAGTGGTTCGTATAGTCCGGACAGCCACCCAGGCGGCTTGATTGGTGGTTGCGTCTGGTACGAAAGCGGCGGAAGCACGCTGCCGGTATGGTCAAGGTATTCCCTGGCCGGATACCTATCGGACGGCAAATTCGGTGACCCCGAGTATTGATCACCTCCCGCCATAATATCGGAAACGACACCTGGAATAAATCCAAGGCTTGCGCCAAGCAGGGCACCCGGAACTCTTGAGTACCGACCCGCAGCAATAGCACCCATACCGGCACCAGCACTGGAGCCAAGAATGCCACCTGCAAACCCTCGATAGGGTTTTGTCGGCATCATCAGGCTATTCAGAGAATCCCCAGGGATCACGGCGCCATAGCCGCCAAGTCCGGTCTGATCATCGTATGTGGGGTCTAGGAACAGCGCGTTGCGATCTGCCATGGGTGCCTGAATCAGTTATGTGAGGGCATGCACAGGGTTGGACGCATTGCACTGGCAGCGGTTTTGATCGCGACGCTATGGATCAGCTTCAAGCTGTTGAAGCTGTGGGTGCGATCAGTCCTGTTGTGATCCATAGGCGCCGCCGTAGCCGGCGAACGATGGCGAGGAAAGCGCCTTGGGAACCCCGGACAGCGCTTGCGATGCCGCCGCCGATCCGTAGGCACGCTTGGCCACGTTGGCACCGGCCATGTTGCCAACGGTTCCGGCTAGGGTGGACTTGAACCCGACCGCCGTAATCAGCGCGTTGAAAAAATCCTTGGCGAAGCTGGCAGCGCTGACGCCGGACCACGATCTATTGATGTTCTTTTTCTCGATGCCCTGCAGCGACACGGAGAACCGGCGCAACATGCCGATCTCATCCGGCGTCAACAGCTCGCGCGCGACGCTCATTTGCTTGCTCAGCGCCCGATTGATGTTGGATTGCAGCGCCTGGGCGCCGACAGGATCGCCAACAGACTTTGTCGTGTCCTGCACCATGCGGAGCACATAGGCCAAGCGGATGTCATCCCACGCGGTTTTTGCCGCGTCAGGCGCGAGGTGCTTGTCATAGGCCTGCTTCAAACTCCGCAGCGCTTGGATCGTCCCGGCCTTGATCTCGCTTGTCGGCCCCGTAAACAGAGCATTGACGACGCCTTCCGCACTGTCGGCTTTCTTGAGCACGTCGGCAAGGATGCGAGCGCCGGGCGTTCCCTTCTGGCCGTCAAATACCTCATGAATGCTGCGAGAGATGCCGCGAGCCGTCACCATTTGGGCAACATCGACAGGGTTAGCGCCCTTGAGAATACCTTGCTCCGCCGCCTCCCGCACCCAATCGTTGTAGGCGCCGTACATCGCACCGGCCGCTTTCTTCTCGGTCGGCGTCACTGCGTCAGCGAGGCGGGCCGATAGCCGCTTGCGAAACTCTTCGACATTCCCTACCGGGTCGTGATCGATCCAATCCGCCGCTTTGCCGGGCGCCTTTCGTTCGAGAAACGATTGCAGGTCATTGGCCATCTTGCCCGCCGCCGTTCCCTCATCGATAGGAAACGACCGGACGGCCTCGTTAAGCTTCTGACGCAGCAGGGGAATGGCCGCATCGTCCGGGGTAACGTTCCTTGGTACGAGTTTCCAAGCAGCATCTTCCGTGGCTTGGGCCGCGTCGAGAGCGGCTTGCGTGTTGGCCCGGATGTTGCCGCCTACCTCGGCCTTGCCGTAGTCGTTCGCGGAACGGTTGGGCGCGATGGTCTGAGCGATGCCGGGCTTTTGCCGCCCCGTGTTGGTGGTGATCTCGCCGAATAGGGCGTTGCGCACGGCATCTTGTTGGCCCGTGTCGAAATCCTTCATGCGGTTGGCTGCGTCCGGGCCGTAGTTGCCGCCGCGAACCTGCTGCTCGCGGATCAGCGTCGGAATGTCGTTTTGCAGCTCGCCCCGCGTGCGCGGAATGCCGAACTCGGCCGACACGACGCCACGGCTTGCAACCTGCCCACTGCCAGTGCGGGCAAGGTCTTGAGCAAATTGCTGCTGCAAATCGCGTGAGAGCTGCGTCGGATCAAGACCGGCCTGCTGTGCGGCTTGGGCGCCTTTCGGCGTCAACTGCCCTGCCGCCTTGTCGTACAATCCAGGCTCCGTCACGAACTTGCGCCATAGTGCTCCGGTTGCAGCGCCGACCGCTTCACCGCCCGCTCCGAACCCAGCCGCAAGGCCCGCTTTGACGAGCGTATGTGACGGGTCAGGATCGGCGACGCCACTTGCCGCCGCCGCAACATCCGTGCCGATGGCAGTAACGCCCTGCCCCGTACCCTGCGCCAGCATACGCGGGACGAGGCTCATACCTTTGGCCGCGGCATTCATGGCACCGCCGACCGCAACATAAGGAACGGCACTTGCCACGCCGCGCGCCAAGTCCTGCATGTCAAGGCCTGGCTTGTTGACGTAAGCCTCGGCCGGCTGTCCATCTTGACCGATGTAGCTGACGATCGGATAGCCGTTGGCGTCCTTACGCATGCCCCTGAAGCGGGGGCCGAGCTGCTGGCCGATCAGCTTGGCGAGGCTGTCATCGTCCTGTCCAAGCAGGATGTGTCCAGCAATCGGGCCGCGCTGTGCGGCGTCCGGCAGCTCGCGCTCCATCGTCGGGCCCATGAACGAGCCGAGATCCTTGGTGCGCGGGTCTTGCTTTCCGCGGATGTCCTGCATGCGGCGGCCGAGCCACGTCTTGGCGTCCGGCTCTGCGTTGGGATCGACGGCCGGTGACGCAGTTGGCGTACCGTTGATGGCCCCGTACCAGTCCGTTGCAGCCTCAGGAGGCTGTGCGGAGGCCGCTGGCGGCGTTTCTGGCGCGGCCTGTGGGATTGAAAGGGTGGGACGGCGCGGGGCTTGGCGGCTCATTTCTGAGCCGGGACGCGGTACGGGCGTCGGCCTTGGCACCGGGGACTGCGTCAGCTCAAGTGCGGCATCGTCTCCGCCGTTGATGGCGCTGTACCAGTCCATCAGATGCCGAACTCCTGCTTCTGCACCGCGCGTAAATGCTGGCGTAGCATCCCGTCATCAATGTTGGGGTTGCTGGCTTTGATCCTCTGCGCTTCTGCCCCGAGCCGCTGATTGATGATATCTCTCATGCCTTCAATACTGGACAGCCCCTCGATGCGGCCGGACTTTGCCATCTCCCCAATTTGCTGATCCGTGCCCTTGAACTCGCGCCGTATCCAGTTGAGGCGAGCAATCGCGAGCTTCTGCATCTCAATCTGTTGGTCGAGCTTGCCTTTGAAGACTTCTGGTCCGTCAGACACGGTCGGATTGGCCGCATACATGCGCTTTTCCTCGGCGCCTGACACCGCCGAGCCTGACATCGCCTTAATGCGATTGTTGAGCCGTTCTGTCGTTGCCGTGGCGAAACGCGAATATCCTTGGATAAACTGCCGGTTTTCCGGCGTCATCTTGCCGCTTGTAAGCCAATCCTGCCAGCCGAGGCCAATGGCCTTTGCTTGCCCGCCGAGGCCGAGGTATTCGGGCTTGAATTGCGACTTGATCTGATCCAATTCGCCAATGTCGGTTGCCTTGTCGACCAGAGCCTTTTCGGCGTGGTTGATGCCCTCTTTGCCAAGCCCGCCGGCGTTGGCAGCCTCCGAGAACATCTTGCCCGCGTCGCCCTTGCCCGTCATGGCAATGCCGAAACCGAGCAGGCGCGCCTTGTCGGGGGGCATCTTGCCGAGCGGCGTATCGACCAGAGCCGGCGGCGATGCGGCCGATGGTGGATCTCCCGCACCCGTGAGGATGAGCCCCGGCGGTGTACCTTCTGGGGCGTTGAACGACTGCGGTTGAATTGGCGATGGCGGAGATGCAGAGGGCTGGAATTGCCCCTTGATAGCATCCCCGACCGCCTGACTGATCGGATCGCCGCCCTTGATCGAGTTCATGATCAGGCTTCGGCCCTTTTCAGACCTCGGATCGATCCCGGCAGCGCGCAACTGGCGCACGATTTCCGGTTCTTCGCGGCGGTTGAGGTTGTCGATCTGGGCTTTCTTCAACGCCTCGGCTTGCGGATCAACAAACCCGCGCGCCTCGGCAATCAGCATCTTAGGCACGTTCACATGGTCGGCCGGGTCAAACCCGTTCTTGCTGAGATGCGGGACGAGATCGGGATGGCGCTGGTAGATCGAGGTCATGATCGCAGACCGTCGCGCGGGATCCTTCTCCTGATCCGCCATCTGGGCGAGGCCGGCGATCTGCTGCACCTTGGCCTTCTGCATCTCTAAATCGTGAGACTCGCCGGCTCGCGCGTCGGCACCCTTGGCAAGGCGTAGCCGCTCGGCGTCCTGTGCTTCCTTCGCCAGCGCGCGATCCCCCTCGAACTGCTTATCCATCCCTTGGCGATAGGACTGAAGGCCCTGCATGAGAGGGTTGGTCAGGTTGCCGATGTCGGCGGCCGGGCCGAGTTCCATCGGCATCAGGGCGTTGCGCTGCATGGCCATCAGCGGGGGCCTCCGTATGCATTCCCGTTGGTATAGCCGGATAGGTAATTGCTACCGCCACCGCCCTGCCCGCCACCGCCCTGCCCGCCACCGCCAAACATGCCGGCCATATTGCCGAATGCGGTTGCACCACCCAGACCTGGTGCAAACCCCATCGTGGCCAACTGCGCCGCGCTGCCAACCGCCTTCATCAGGTTGTTTTGCCCCTGCTGTTGCGCCTGATAAATGTTCTGTTGGCGCTGCTGTTCAATGCCGGCGAGCTGATTGTTCTGGTTGACGTAGGACCCGCCCATGGCCTCGCCCTGGCCGATGGCGTTTTGTGCCCGCTGCGATCCGATCTGCATCCCCTGCTGACCCATGCCCATCAGCCGGTTGCGGTAGTCGGCAACCTGCTGGCCGTAGATGTCGCTTCCAACCCGACCAACCGCAGCACCAGCCGTGCCGCTGTTCCCCATACCCTGGCCGTTGTAGCGGCGGTACGTATCGCGGACAGCCCGCCCAGCGGCGTCGGCCTGACCCTGCCGGAACGGGTCGGCGTTGAAGTTGCTGAGCGCGTTCTGGTAGCCTTGCGTCCCCAGGGCGCCGATGCTGCCGGCATACAGGCTGTTGGCCTGCTTTCCTGGTGCCTCGTAGCCCTGGAGGATGCTATCGGCGTTGCCGTAGCCGCCGCCGACCTGATCGCGGTAGTTTTGGTATCCGCTGTTGGTATAAGCGCTTGCAGCGTCAGCGCCCGCGTTGGCCGCTTTCTTGCCAGATGCACCTTCAAACATATCGCCGAAAAAACCCATCTCAGGCCCCCATGTAATTGCGCACGGCGGAAAAGAACCGCACCCATGCTGTGTCGGTCAGCGGCGTATCAACGCGAGGTATTGACTGTCCGGCCTTGGTCGCGATCCGCGTTAGGACGCGGTACAGTTCGGGATTCATGCCCTGAGCTTCTGTGCATCCATGTGCGCACTCAGAAACCCACGCGCGACCGCAGCCGACGACCGCACGCGCCACGTCACGCCTTGCACGCCATAGACACCCCAGCGGCGCAGAACCAACCGCTTAACCCGCTGGCCACGGTGCCCCATCGAGATCCAGCGCTCAGTCCCGAACGTCTCTCCGCCATCCCGCGATCCCTGCACCATGATCTGCGGCTCTGTCGTGCTGTCGTCGCCGGGAACGATCCCTTGGCCGGTAATCACGTCAAGGTGCAGCGCATTGACCTGCAGACGCTCGGGTGCGGCGTGATTGGGCGGTGTGATGCTCTCGCAGATCAGCGGCTCGCCGGCTTCGTCGGCGTAGTCGCGATGCATCTGATAAAGGATGCCGGTGGAAGCATCGCCCGCGATCGTCTTGCCGGCAAACTGGACGACGTGGCTGCAGCGCCAGCGGCTGGACCCATAGCTTTCCCGGTTGTGCCAAAGTCCGGTAGCGATGTCGTAGACCCACGTTTCATTGGTGCCAGACAGGCAATAGAACGTGTGCCCGTCCTGCGCCCAGGATGTCGCCGTAAGTGCCGACTTGGTCGTCTCGTCAGCCACGAACCTGTCAACGGCGTGGTTGCTGATGACCTTGCCGCTGTAGCCTTCCATGAGACGCACCGTGCCATCCTGCGCGACCCACGCCAGCGTGCGGTCAACGTTGGCAACAGAAGCGGCAGACAGGCACCCGATGCGGGCCGTTTGCACCCGACTGAACGGGAATGTCCCCCCGCTGTTCTGCCACCACTCCGTTGATTCCGTGCCGAAGAACACGACTTCTGATTCACGGACTGCGACGCGCATTGTGGCGTCTGGGCTGCTTTCGGCTGAAGCAAAGTCGAGCGGATCAAATGCGGTAAAATCGTCCGCGTCCGAGATGTGGAACACCGAACCATAGCCTGGCAGAATTCCATAGCCATCCAGCACAGCAAGAGACGATGACGGCGGCAGATCGGTATCGGCGTTTGGTGTGAGCGTGGCATCGACCACAACCCAGAACAGGCCTTCCGAGCTAATGCCTATCTGTGTCGGGTTGGCCCGGTTGCGGCCCATAGTCACCAGCCCATCGGTCGGAATACCGCCGATCAGAGTTGATGCTCCGCTTGCATCGACCCGAAACAGCACACGACCCGCGACGACATACAGCCAGTTGTCCGTGGCAAGCATGGATCGGATACCGCCGCCCCCGGTCAGCGTCGAAAAACTTGCCAGCCCCGGCACTGGATAAAGCACCGTCGTCGTCTTCCCCTCTTGGCCTGACTGCTCAATCATGAGGTTCGTCAGCCGCGCGCTACCTGCCGTTGAGAACCGGCTCGGATTGGATTGCGTGCCAAGGGTGATTGGTACAAGCACCATTACCGGCGCCCCGGAATAAATCGGTATTCAGGTTCACGATCAGACGCCGCAGCTGCCGCCCGCATCATGCCGGCAGTGCGAGCAAGTTTAGCCGCAGTCCTATCGTCTGATGAAAAATCATCACACAGCAGCTCGGCCAGCGAATACGACACCGTGTTGAGGTATTCTTGCGGTATGTCCACGTCCTCAGTTAGCGCGGTGATGTCCTCGAACCGGCGCTGGTAGGTGTAGACGATGGTTTCCGTCGTCACTGACGCCAGCACGGGCCAAACGTACAGCGTGCCGCTGTCGCGCTGCCGGTCAAAGTAGTATTGCGTGGACACACCCGTGGCCGACTTCAACGGCATGTCGAAGTATTCTTGCCGTGTCAAAAGCTCCATCGGCAGATCGATCCCGGTCGCGCTGCGGTAACGGGCCGAAGAGATCGAATAGGGCTTCGTGCTCAGCGCGTAGCTTTGCGTTGCAGCGGTCAGCGTCAACGATGCCTCGGTTTGCCGCCAGAGGTTCGGACCCGTCAGCTGCCAGCCCTTGAGCATCACGTTGAGGTTCATGAGCCCCGTCGCTATGTCGGCAGCGCGAAAATCCTGATCTTCTTGAACAAGCACCTTGCTCAAGGCCAGCGTGATGATATCTCGCGCGTTGAGGCTATATGTCGAGGTGCCAGAGGTTGCCATCAGAGATCATCCGCCGTGACGTCGTTGGGATCAATGAACCTGTCTGTCGGCTCTGGACGTGCCTCTGGCACGCGCTGCCGATCACGCCGCCCCCGCACGCCGTCCTGCGGGTGTCGTGTCTCCCAATCTGGAAGGCAGACCATCAGGCCATCCCAACGCTTGCGGGTTGCCGAAGCGCGAACTTTGAATCCGCACACATCACAAATTCTGTAAAAATCTCCAGGGATGTAGTCGCTGCTCATCCGAACGTGACCGTGATGTCATCGGCGCCGGATGTCACGATGGTCAGCCCGGTCTCGAACCGCCCGCCGTACTTGAGGAAGTAAGGCTTGACGTCGACCGTGTTGGTGATGGTGCCGATCTTAGTCCCGCTGCCGGCGGTGTTGTCGTAGATCGTCACCGTACTTGCGGCGACCGGCTTGTTGAAGGTGATCCGCCAGAGCGTCCCGCCGCCCGACTTGACCGTGGTCGTTGCGGCGCCGGCAATGTTGACCAGTCGTTCGCGTCTCGTCCCGCTCATAATGCCGTCCCCGCTGGTTGCGGGCGGGACAAAGCGCCCCGCCCGTCTAGCCTCAGATGTCTTCAACCACAAACAGAATGGCGCCCTTAGTGGTGCCACCCGTCGCCGCCGAAGCGCCAACCTTGCCGTACACCAGCGTGTCCGCCGTCAGCTGAGTGTTGGCGCCCGTGCCGATGGTGGCGGCACCGACCGCAGCCGATGCCACGTTGCTTTTCAGCTCATTGGCATAGGCGTCTGTCGTTCCCGATGTGCCAATGTCGATGGTAGGGTTTGTACCGCCGGTTGCGCCGCCGTAGGACAGAACGTCGACCACAACCGCCCCCTTGGGCAGCGTGCCCAAAAGGATCTGCGTCGAGCTGGTCGGATCGAACGAGAACCGCAGCGCGCAGAGGCAAGAGGCCGACGACGCATCGAGTGCGCCGCCACCGATCGCCAGCCCTCGAGGAAACCGAGTAACCTTGAATGTTGCCATCGGTTACGCCCCCGGAGTGCCGTAGATGCCGCGCCAGTCGGTCCAGCCCACAGAGAAACGCATGGTGGACTTGGCCTTAGCGTTCTCGGTGTCGAAGTCGTTGTCCTGCTTGAACTCGGTCGCGCGGCGGTTAAACCGCGTCAGGCCGTAGTTGGCGTTGGTGGTCAGGAACCAAGCATCGAGGTCGGTCAGGTAGTGATTGACGCAAATACCGCCACTGAGCAGGCCCATCGACTTGACCGCGTTCACGTCGTTGTTCGCCGTGCCGCTTTGCTGCGTCGACTTCACGATGCGCTCGGCGTTGAACGCCTCCGATGAGCTGACGACCAGCTTTTTCGGCATAAGGCTGATCTTGTGCCCACGCGAGTTGGTCGCCTGCATCAGCTGAATAATCAGATCCTCGAGCGAGGCCTCAGACAGATCGGCCGCCGTCGCCAGCACGTTGGACGCGGTTCCCGCAACGGTTGGATGATCAGAGACGATCATCGCCTTGCCGTCGCCGCCCGTGTACGACGTGTTGAACGCGCGGTTGAGGATGTTCGCCGCGACGATTTCCTCAGTCTGTCGCATTGAGAAGGCCAGAGCCTTGATGCGCCGCTTGGAGACGATCTCGTATAGATTGTCCTCCAGCTCCTCGCGCGTCACGATATAGCCGAGGCCATAGGTGACGTGCGTGTACCGCTTGGTAGGCCCCTGGCTTTCGCTGTCGTAGGCGACGCCGTCAGCCTGAGCCTTGATCGGAGCAAGACCGAAGCCGGTGACTTCCGTGTCTTCCTCGTAGTTCTTCTCCGAGGTTTCCTCGGCAAAGATCTCGGACCACTCCTGCGGGTACTCCTTGTACTCGCGACCCCAGAACTTGTGCATGCCGGGCCAAAGGGCCTTTGGATGTGAACCAGTTGTGATAACGCCAGCCATATCTCAAATCCCCCTTAGATGCCGGTCAGGTTGCGGAGCGCGTGCAGGTTGATGCTGACCAACACCTTTGCGTTGGCGCCGATCTCGTTGCCAACCCTCTGAGAAAACCCCAGAATGCGCAGCTGCAGCGTGTTGGTGGTCGCCTTGGTCGAGGTGTCGAGCTGAACAGCCGACAAACCAGTGACAGTCGAGCCGGTACCGTCGATCCAATCGGCGTTGAGACCGACATCGACCGCAGCGAGCGCGCCGCCGACCGCATCTTCCTGGACCTCGAATACAAGGTCCGGATCATCCGCCACCCACACATACCGAGCGACCGACGCCTCACGGTAGGGCGTTGAATCGCGCGTGATCGGCTCGACAGACACGACCGGGCCGAGCATGTAGGCGCCGCCGGCTGCAGTCGCCTTGGTCACGGTTGCGATGCCGTCAGCATCGGCAGAGCCGGCAATCACGACAGGGTCGCCGATGTAGAGAGCCGTGCTGTCTGTGGCCGGTACGAAATAACGACGAGCGGCCCCATTGTAGGGCGCCCCGTTGCGGTGCCGATTCGGGCGCAGCCCGGTCGGGTTGTTGGTATTGGGCATGTTGTTGAGTCCCCGTGGGTTTCAGTTAACCGCGCGCACCGTTCGCGATGGCAATGCCACCGGCCGGCACATACGCTTGAGCAGCTTCGCGCCCGCTTGTCAGGCTATCGGCGCCTTTCGTCTGCCCCTTCCGCATCGCTGCCTCTTCCACGTCGATGCGGGCCTGTTCCTTGGCCTTGTCGGCGAGGTAATAGTCTTTGGGCTTCCTCAACAACACCGCACGCTTACCCGTTACCTTGTCGACCACACGTTCAATCCCGGTTCCTACCCCTTTGTCTTTGGGATGGGCCTCGCCGAGATCGCCGACCTGGACCACATCCCAGTCATCAGCTTGCGTGAGGTTATACATTCGGCCGGGGTCGTCGTTGACCCACCGATACGTGTAATTCGGATCAAGCTTGCCGTTCACGGCAAGGTTCCGCATGCGACCGTCGCCCAGCTCGTCGCGCCGTCTCCGGCGGTTGCGCTCTTCCTCGATGCGGGCGCCGGTCTTTGGCTTCTCGACGATCTGGTTCATTGTGCGAAATAATCCCGTGCGTATTCGTTGATGTCTTTGAACAGCTTCTGCTGAACAAACTTTTCGCCCTGAACGCGAGCATCGGCAGGCAGATCACCCGCGCCCTTAGATCTTGACCCACCGTTGGACGCGACCCTGGTTCCGCCCTCGACGCTGGCGGGACCGCGCGGAATGGCAGCGGGAACGCCAAGCTTGTCTGCATAGCGCCGCTCGACGTACTTCTTGACCTCGGCAAGGTTCTGCTCAAGCGATAGCTCCGGCCGCTCCCGTCCAAGCCGAACATGCGCCGCCTGGGCAACCGCGTTCATCTCTGCATCGCGGTTAAACCACGGGTTCTGAGACACCCACGCCTCAACAACAGGCACCTCGTGCGCCGCTGGGCCGGCAACGCGCGGTGGCTGCTGTGGCCCCCGCGCGGCCTCGTACGCCTGCCGGTCGTGCTGGTTGAGTGCTGTGACCTCATCGCGGCGCAGCTGGTCAAAGCGAGCGGTATCACCCGACGCCACTGCATCGCGCATCGCGGCAGCGTAGCTTCCCTCGATCTGTTCGCGCTGGCGCTGCAGGGCGATGCCCGTCATGCGCTCCAACGAGGCGAGACTTTGCGCGTGCTTCGTATCCCGCTCGGCCAGCCTTGTTTCGAGCTCTGTCAGCTTGCGCGTCGTGTCCCGCAGTCGCTCGCGGACGACGGGCAAGTCTTCCTCGCCGACGCGCACGAACTCCGCCGCGTCGCGCCATTTGTCCTTAGGCCCGCGAAATTCATCCTGAGGCACCCATCCCATTGCCTTTGCGCGGGACTCGGTATCATCAGACTGCGGTGCGGATGGCGCCTCGCTGTCAGGTACAGACTCGCCGGGGATGGCAATGCCTGTGTTGGGCGCCTCGGTTGGCGCCTGGATGTCGTCGAGGCTCATGCGGACCTCCGCACGGCAACGATGTCCTTGTCGTTCATCAGCCGATATTCGGCGCCATCGCAGCCCTTGACGTTGATGCCGGAGTACCGCGCAAAGATCACGGTGTCGCCGGGTTTGGCCTTGGGTGCGCCGTCCTCGTAGCTGAACGCCAGCGGCGACACGGCGCAGACGGTGCCTTCCATGCTCGCGTGCTGGTCTTTCTCAACGACGACCTCGGGCAGCATGATGCCGCCTGCGGTCTTGTTCGCTGCCGTCTTGGGACGGACCAGCACCTTGTATTCAATGGGATCGATGCCGGATATGTCGAGGTGCATGACCTCGGCCTCCTTACGTGCTGTCTTTGTCATTCAGTATTTCCTCGATGCGTTCGGCTGTGATGTCTCGAATGTCTCGATACGCACGGATACGCTGCCGGTGATTGCTCAACACGATGGGGTCGGACTGACCGGCCTCGATCGAATACGCTAGCCACTCTTTCGTAAACCGCTCCTCCTCGATCACCAGCGCCCTGAACAGCGCTTCTGTGACGGGGTGGGCGGTCCATTCCTCGAAGGTGTCGGGGTCGATGCTGTTCAACCGCCGAGCCCCGGTGCAATGTAGGACGTTTCAGGACGCGGCGGCTGACCGCCACCCATCTGCAGCGCCATCATCTGCATGTCCTCGGGCGACATCTGCGGCGCACCGCCCATATCAACGGGTGGCATGCCCATCTGATCCGGTGGGGGCATTCCACCCATGTCGGGCGGCATATCC